GCTTCTACCAAATATTAAAGTGACATTATCAGGTTCTTTTGTTCCACCTACTATTGTATAATTTATTGTTATTCCCATAGAACTATCTTTTTCTGCAAAAAATAATTCTACACTATTTAAAATAATTCTAGTTTCATAAGTTTCCAATAAATTTCTAATATTTTCTTTAATTGTTTGAGAATCTATAATATTAATATTTTCAAATAAATAATATTTAAGTCCAACATTTATATCTACATTATATGGTTTTTCATATAAATTTAAGAAAAGTAAAGTTTTAATCGATTGTTTAATCGCATCATTATTTTTTACTAATGATATGTTTCCTGTTATAGGATGGGGTAAAAAATTATATGATATATCTGTTATTTTTAATGTTTTTTTCATTGATGTTTATTTATTAAATTTTGGAGTATCCCTGCATATTTATCTTTTATTTCCGTAATTTCATTTTTATTTATATTGTTTATTTTATCAGGAGAACACCATTCTACACAAAAAACACCAATAACATTTCCGCTATTTTTATGTGATCTTATTGGAAATGAAAATAGTGCTAATACATTTTTTTCCTGTAAATAACCCTTAAAGTTGCAATCTTTCATTTTTGCTACAATAATTATATCATTTTTTCCTTTAAGTAAATTATCTATTCCGTTGTAACTTGATAATAAGTAATTTTGTGTATGTTCAACATAATGAGATATTCCCAAAGAACAAGATTCATGTGTCATTGAAAATTTTATAATAGGAGTTCCATTAGAATAATAATCCCCATTATGAAATTTTAATACATAGCATCTAGCAGCATCAGTTTTTATTCTAATTTCAGATAAAATTTCATTTATAAAATTATCTTTTTGTGTTACTTTTTCTATATCTAATTCTCTATTTGTTTTAATTTTTTTGTAAATTTTTATTAGAAAATCTTTAAGAAGAGCTAATAGCACTATAAATAAACTAAATATCACATAATTAATATGTTCTTGTAATTGTGATATTAATGTTTCCAAAATTAATCCTATCTATAATAGTAATATGAAGTTATAGATTATATAGTTATTGATTTAAACCCATTATTCATAATATCATTATAATTTATTTGTGCATATTTTGGAGAAAATATAGAAGCATAATTTGGAACTTGCACACTTTGTGGATTTGGTCCTTCTGTCCAATTTTTCAATAATAAAGAAGTTTTTACACTAAAAATCGAATCAATTTGGAATTTGGTAGTACCTTTAGAATACAATTCGACACTATTATCTGAAAATAATTTTATATTTCCTGATTTGTGTGTGTAAATATTTATATTAGGAGAAAATGCCATAGATTCTGAATTTCTAGAAGAATCCCAACCAGAAGCAATATCAATATTACCAGAAGAATTTAGGACTATGTTTCCTGATCCTCCTGTATCAGAAACAGTTTCTAAAATTACATTTTTTTCTGCTCTTGATACAAAATTATCACTTTTTAGATAAATATCAGACTTCATTCTTCGAGATTCTTTGTTGCCCTCAATCTCAAAATGAGCATTGTCATTGTCCATTTTACAATAATCAAGAACGCCTTCTATAAAAGTAGATCTGCTTCCACTTATTTTTTGTATAAGATTCCCCCCAACAACTACATCCATTTGTCCCTCAACATCAAGGCGATAATTTCCGTTTACTCTATGAATGAAGTCACCGTCTTCTTGGGTGATTTTCATATCGCCCTTTTCCATCTTTAAATTTACATCCCCTTCGTCAATGCATATGTTACAATTTCCTTTTTTAATTGAAATGTTTACATTTGCACCTTCGTCTACTTCAATGTCAAGATCGTAAGATTCTTCTTCTGTTGTTTCGTTTTTGCTTGAATTGACTAATAATTTTAAATTTTTACCAACAGATATAGTAGAAAATCCATAAACAACAACATGGTTTTGTCCGTTTACTGTTTGAAAATTATTATTATTAATAGTTGTAACAAAATCGCCATTGGGGTGAAATTCAAAAAAGCTACCAGATCTATGATTAACAGATACTCTTTCTGTTCCGGCATTATCATCTATTTCTATAAAATGACCACTTTCTGATTGGTATACATGATTGTGGGGATAAATTGTAGATTTTTGAGGTTTCATTCTGATTCTCCACATGGACAATTGGGATCTCTTGGCTCTATGGGAATCCCCAAAATACTACCATATGTAGTAACAGGAGTATTCCATGCTCCAATTTTATCCTTTGTGCTAGGTCTGCACGCTTTTCTTTTTGGCTGCCCTCCCGATGCTTCTCCTCCCGATGAAGGCAACTGTGAACCTGCTCCTGTACTTCTAGATTGTCCCCCTCCAGGAGCAGAAAAAGTTACTTGATCTTGATCTTGTTGTTGGCTTCTTGATCTTGATTGTGGTTGTTGTGCTAATTGTTGTAATTCTTCTTCGCTAAACACATTTAAAACATCTTGTGTTGTTAATGGTCTATTTTGTGCTATTTCTGAAAGCACATTTAACCCTAAAAGTAAAGCTTCAGGGATCTGGATATTTAATTTAGGATCACATTTGTTAGACATTTTAGATATCCCTGTAAGTCCTCAAACCCGGATTCTGTTCCCATAGTTCTTCTTTTGATGTTAGTAAATTATCAAACCAATTATCAAAATTGTTAATTAAACTATTTATAAATTGTTCTTGACCATAGTCTTTAAACTCTGGTGTGTAGATACAATCATTATTAGAATCTTTCTTTTCTTTTAGAGCAGGGGGAAACTTATTAAACGTAGATGTGCTAAGAAATGATTTTAATTTTTCACCATAGTCATGAAATTCGCCTTTAGGAGAATTTGTCTTTCTTTGAGGTGCAACTTCATATGGTTCATAATCAAAAAAAGCCATTCGTACACCTTTTGATAAATTTCCACCATTATCTGGTGTATTTCTTTTTCTATTGATTTTATCGTTTTCAGTATCTGAAGGATTTGTTGCGATAATCGAACAAGAACTTCTATTAATATACTTTTTCCTTGCAAATTTTTCTTTTAGTTTATTTACAACTAAGGCAGATTCCCCTGGAATAACAACTACATTTTCCACTTCTTGTGGTGTAGTTTCTAGTTCTTCTAATTCGGGAGCGAATCCGTTTTATGTTTCTTCATCCGAAAAGGCATCTTGGGTTTCTTCTGATTGTTCATTGTGTATACTTGGGACCACTCCTATTATTAATGGTATTTGGTCTTCGCCTTCGTCTTCATAATAAACAACTACTCTTGTTCCGGGTGGTAATGATGGAATAGATCCATTCACACCTGAATTTGAATTTGAATTTGTTGAAGTTAAACACATCGCCCAAGGTAAAGTCTCAGTGGGTAATTCTTCTTTATTCGCAGTATGCTTTCCTATTACACGAACCCTATGTCTACCTAACTCATAGGGATCATTTCTATCTTCAATAATACCATACCAAAAATGCATTATTCTTCTCCTAATGAATCTTTAAATCCATTTAAAGTTGTTAGATATTTAAATGTTTTTTTAGTTGGATTGATTATAGTATGCTGAACAGTAGAAGTTAAAAATTTACCACCGAAAAATATATCTTCTTGTTTTTTGTCTGCAGGATCTGTCATTAAAGGTCTTCCCATATAAAATATTTTCCCTGCACCTATTTCATTTGTATTTGAATTTCCTGTTACTGTAATCTTAACTCCAAATTCAAAAAAACTACTTATTTGGCTCAATCTTCTTGGTGCTGTGTATATAGGATTTCTTTGGCCCCCTTCTTTTTCCTGACAACAATAACAATTTGTATTTGTAGAATATCTTCTAGTCAATATTGTCTCATCGACATAATCCCAAAACTCAGAATTACTTTCATTTTTTGGTACTTGGGACAAATGTGTACTTTTATTCCATTTATCTTTAGATTTAAAATGAATATATTTTTGGTTGTTTTCAAAAAAAGGATCAGTAAAAAGCATTGCTGATGAATATGCTCCAGTTAAAGAAGTTTCAAGTGAACTTTTTCCTATAGGTCTATGTCTTAATACTAATCTTCTTGCTTCTTGAAAATTTAAATTATTATTAATTCCGTAAATAAATCCAGAATTTACATCTGTACCAAATCCTGATGTTTGTTCGTATAATTTACCCAAACTAACAAAATTATGTTTATTACTTAAATCTTGCCAAAACAAATAATTAATATCATTAATATTAGATTTTCTAATAGAATATTTTAACAATGTTGCAATATGACTAAAAATATTATTATAACTTAAACCTGTTGTTATAGAATTTTGCGTTTCTTCTATTTCTCCCCATTCAAGATCAAGTTTTGATCCTAAATCTTCAACAATATCTGATACTTTTTTATCAACGTATCCTTTTGAA